GGTTGACCTGCGGCGCATAGATCGAGGCAGGTCCCAGCAGGGCAGGGGCAGCCACCGACTGGTTGACCTGTGGCGCGTACTGGGTCGCCCCGCCCAGCAGAGCGGGATCAGAGACGGTCTGGGCTGCGAGCACCGTGGGGCCATAGAGCGTGGCCCCACCCAGCAGCGCAGGGCTCGAGACCTGCTGGTTGACCTGCGGACTGAACAGCGATGCCACGCCCAGCACCGCGGTCATCACGACCTTCTGGGCCACGGACGGGGCGTGCAACGTCGCTCCACCCAGCAGCGCCGGGCTGGTCACGAACTGGTCGGGGACAACCGTGGGAGCGTAGAGCGTGGCCCCGCCGAGGAGTGCCGGGTTGCTGACCGTCTGGGCCCCGCTGCTAACCGGCTGAACAGCCGTGGTGCTGGCAACCCATGCCCCCGTTGCGTCAATCGAGTAGGCGCTCGGATCAAGGGGGGAGCCAGCGTACCAACGCACCACCCCGTTGAAGCGGGCCGTTCCTACAAGGTCGGCCTGCGGACCCGAGAACCCAGAGGGGTAACCCGTGACAACCCCGATGCCGGTCCACCCTGTCGATGCCAACCACAGCGTGTTATCCGAGCCCCACGAAGGGGTCAGGCTGGGCGGGTTGGGACTGGTGCTCGTTCCGGTGGCGACATTCCCGGCCTCCACCACATCGTTGTGAGTGCCAGCCTTGACCAGCGTGAGGACGACCCCGAGGTTGCTGGACGGGGAGATGCTGGTGACTTGGAACGAGGTCTCCCCACCGGAGGCCGTCTTGTAGAAGACGGAGCGCCGCCAGTTGCTCCCATCACCACTACCGTTGGCCTGCGTGTAGCCGGTCGGGGTGTTGTAGGTGCAATCAACAGGGAAGTAGCACTCCGCGACGATCAGGTCGCCAGAGGCGATGGTCCCCAGCCCGGTCAGCGAGACGGTCTGCGAGGTGCCTGATCCGCTGTCCTTCCACGACGCACGCGCCTTGATGAACGGGAAGTCGGGCGGGTTGACGATGGGGTCGTAGAGCGTGGCTCCACCCAGCAGGGCAGGGCTTTCGACTTGGAGCCACGGGCCCTTGAGATAGGTGCTGCTGTTGTTGTAGTAGATCGACAGCGACTCATCGCTGTGCATGCTGCCGTTGCTGACGTTGAGTACCGCCTCAAAGCGATCACTGGTGTTCCCCGATGCCGGATTCCACGAGGTGTCGGAGAAGGTCTTGACACCCGTGCCCGAGGTGGGAATCCCGGTGCCACGGGTCTCGGTATCCGAGGAGGTCCCCGAGTTGACGACGGCGAAGTGGCCGTTCGAGACGAGACCATAGGTGAGGTCTGCGCCTGCGGCCTGCACGTTGATGGACAACGTGTACGGATCGCCAGCGGACGCGACAGGCCAGTCCGCGCTACCCGGATACCCAGAGGCAGTGTAGAAGGCATGCGATAGGTAGCCAGAAGTGTTGGCCGGAACGGTGGCGGTGAGGACAGATGCCCCGGACCCGGGGTCCGAGTAGATGTTGGCGAGGGCTTCAACCTCAGCGCCATGTACCCCCGTGACCGAGTTGATGCTGATCCAGAACGTCCTGCTCATGGACGGGGAGTCCACTCATCCCAGCCGCGCATGGCTCGTATGGCCTTGTGCTGCCGGAACAGGTCGTCGGAGACCCAGATCCCGTGACGAGTGATCGCGGTGTCAGGCACCACGAAGTCCGTCCACGGGTGTACGTCTACCAGCGCAACGCCGTAGTTCGCCCCGGTCCAGCGAGCGATGTCCGCCGGGTTCTCAAGGTAGACGGTCAGCCGCTGATTGGGGCCCTCGTGAGTAACTACCCCACCGGGGACATCGAAGGAGGCGGTGGCCCATCCCTCACGGAACTCCCAGATGTAGCCCTGCCGGGTGCCCACCGGCCAGTCCACCGGGTCGTCATTCCAGCCCCAGACGCGGATGGCACCGTTGCCGTTCTCATCGGTGAACGGCTCCCCCGCATAGTGGTCGAAGCCCCCGATCTCGACCCCTTGGATGTTCAGGCCAAAGACCCAACCGGGGTTGTCGTCAATGGTCTCCCCGCCCGTGGGCAGCGCCTTAGCCGCTAGGCGCTCCCACGCACGGCGAAACGGGCCTGTCGGTCGAACGTCAACCTCAAGCCAGTCCTCGGGGTGTGCCTTCGTCCACTGCAGCAGTACACGCATGGGCAGACCTCCCGCCCATGGCGGCTAGAACGAGATGATCCCCGAGGCGTTCCACGCGATGGTCACGTCGCCACCATTCGGGGTGAGCGGCAGACCGGTTGCGGTGTCCCATGCACACAGCAGAGGACTGGTCGTGTCAGTGCCCGTGTCCTTGAACATCACGATCCACTCGGACTGATCGCCCGTCAGGGACGTGAACACGGTATCGGCGGCATCCACCACGCCCGCGCCCACGGAACCGATGGTGACGGTGCCGATGGCCGGGGCAGAGGCAAAGGCCGGGACCTGACCTGCTGATGCGATGTCAGGGTTGACGTAGGTGTCACCGACGACCGGAACGTCGTCCGTGGCATCCACGAAGAACACGCTGATGGTGTCGGTGTCCCAGTCGGGCACGGCGTACGTCCCCGACCCGAACACCACATTGCGGTATGCGGTGAAGATGAAGTTAGCCACTGTGGACGATCTCCTTCGGCGGCGGGGCCGTGGGGATCAACGTGGGAGCCCCAACGGCAATGCTCTGCGCAGGCGGCTTGTCCACCTCGTTCGCCAGCCGGAACCCAGCCGTGCCCTTGGCCTTCATCTTCTCCCAGATCTCGATGGAGACGAAGGCGAAGCCCTCGCTGTCCACCGTGATGTGGTAGGTCTTGACGGGGTGCATGCGCTGGCACTGGGGGCACCACTGGGGCTCGGGCTCGTGCCGCTTGAGCACAGGGTTGAACCGCCCCAGCGGGCGATCCATGTGCTCGAACGTGAAGACCCCAGCCCTCGCGGTCGGGTGGAACAGTCGTACTCCGCTCATCTCAGTCTCCGGTCAGGTGCCGGGGGGACGGGCTGCTGCCGACCCGCCCCCCGGCGGCTATGGGGCTACTCGCTAGTTGGCCCCGATGCTGGACGCGGACTCGATGCGGCAGTACTTGGAGCCGACGTTGGTCAGCAACTTGGCTCCGAACATGCCCTTCCAGCCGACGATCGCCTTCTGGGCGAGCGGGTCGGTGTGGTCACCGCCGGGGCTCACCATGTAGGCGCGGATCGACTGGAGGTCACCGAAGGCCCACGCATCCGGTCCGAAGACGAAGGTGGAGTACACGTCCACAGTCGCTCCAACACCAGCGTCGGCAAACAGGTTGGCGACGTTCGTCTTGAAGAACTTGACGCCCATGTACTCCCCGACCTCTCCGGTCAGGAGGCGACCCGGCTGGGCGTACTTGCTCACGTCGGTCCACCCACCGGTTGCCGTGTCGGCCTGCAGGTCGAACAGCACCATCGGGTTGATGAAGGCGTGGTACGTCCCGTCCGGGAAGCGCGGGATGTTGGCCTGCTCGAGGAGAGCAGCCGCCCGCCGGATGTCCGTTCCGACGAGGTTGTGGGTCGAGGCCACCGTGGCCCGGGACGTTGCGGCCCCGGAGTAGATGACCCGTGCGGTCCCTGCATGCAGGGTCTCGCCGCACCAGAGGTCCACGGTCGAGGCGGCGTTGCGGGCGACCCGCTCCGCGGCGACCGAGAACAGGCGGTGAGGAGACTCGGCCATGGCCACGTCGCTGACTGCCAGCGTGCGGCCTGCCTGATAGACCGTGTACTCCTCGTACCCAATCGCCATCTCCTCGTCCGTGGGCGGTGCGCCCTCGGTGAGCCACGGGGTCGTGCCCGCTGTGACGGTGTGGGCGTTGGTCGTCACGGACATGTCCGCGATCGAGATGTGACGCACGAGGTTCGTGCCGGGGATCAGGTCCCCACGCACGTATGCGCCGTCCTGCATGTAGACCAGATTGTCCCGCAGGTTCCGGTCCAGCATCCGCAGGACCAGAGCCGTCACGGTCTGGTTGAAGTTGGTGGTTGCGGTCGTCAGAGTTGCCACTGCTATACCCCAAGTCCAAGGTGGGACCCCGGGTTCAGCGGCAGTGGGTTACCCCTTGACTGACGCCTCGAACTCCGGGGAGTACTTCCTCAGATCGGACTCCAACTCCTCGACCGACTTGTCTTCCTGAGACTTCGGTGGAGCAGTAGAGCCACGCTTCGGGGCCGACGGGTCAATGGGTGCGGGTGGTTCCTCACCACTGCTCAGACGAGCGTTCAGAGCGGCCAACTTGGCCTCATCCATCGCGGCCAGAACGTCCTCGTCCAGAGCCTCGGCAGCGTCCGCGTACTTGACACGGCGCGTGTCGAGAACTCGCTGACGACGCTCGGTCTCGATGGCCTGATCCTTCTCAGCCAACTGCTGACGAAGGCGCTCGACCTCGCTCAAGTCTGAGCCCTCACGCTGTTGCCTCTCCGCTTCCATGGCCTGCAGCCGACGGTTCTGCTCGTCCAACTGCTGGCGTAGGGTCGCGGTCTCGGCAGCATGTGCGCGATCTTTCCCAGCGACCCGGTTCTTCCAGATGGCTTCCACCTGCTCGACCGATTGAGTCGGCTCGCCTTCGTCGCCAGTCGGCTCGCCCTCGGGGGCGGGGTCCTGTGGCGAGGAAGTGGCCTCGTCAGTCGGTGGGGCGGGATCGGTAGGCGATCCTTCCGGCACCGATGTTCTCCTCTTTGGTTGTTAGTGAGCCGACAGCCCGTATCGGCTCGAACGAACTATAGAGCACACCGGGTGCGGGCTGTCAACGTGTTCAGCGCACTGTGGGCTGGAACTGAGGCACCTGCGGCTGCTGCCCGGGCGTCTCCGGCGTTCCGCCGAAGACACCACTCAGCGTGTCCGTGGCCTGCTGGAACACGTCGCCGCCAGCCTCCTGCAGAGCCCCGACGGCGACTCCCAACTGCTGGGTGGTGTAGGCCGGGCCGAAGGCATAGATGAGCATGTCGGTCACCGTCTGCCCGAACTGCTCAGGGCTCATCAGGTCCTTCTGGATGCCCTGCGCCTTGGCGTACTCGTGCTCGGCTGAGGCCTCGGCCAGCCGCCGCGACCAGAGCGGGGCGTTGGCCGGGATCTCCCACGGCAGGGCCGGGGTCAGCATCGACACAAAGTGCCACAGCCCGTTGTTCTCGATCATGGCCTTGCGGAAGTTCGGGTCGAAGTTCTGCTGCAGCATGATCTGGCGGTAGACCGCGTTGGACAGCGCCAGCCCACCGAAGGGGGCCGGGATGCCGAACGGGTACTTCACGAGGAAGCGGACCATCTCGGGCAGCACCTTGCCCCACATGTACGACGACGGGTAGAGGCCGAAGTAGGGATGGTTGACGCTGCGCTCCACGAACGAGCGACCGCGCTTGTAGTACTGGGTGGTGAAAGCCTGCTCCTCGGCACGCGACACGGCGAAGCGGCCTGCCTGATAGACGGCCTCCTGCTGCGGATCGAAGGGCACACCCATCAACTGGCCGGAGTTGGGCCGGGTCTGCACCGGGGGCTCGCGCAGAATCTCGCGGAACGCCTTGCTCACGTCATCGCTGACGGCAGGCTTCGGGCGACGACCCTTTGCACGCACCGGGAGCGCCCTTGCGTTGTCCAGATCCTGCAGCGCCTTGCGCTCGGCAGCGCGGGCCTCCTGCACCTTGCGAGCCTGCGCCTTGACCGCCGCCCGGGATTCAGCCGCCACCTTCTCGTGGGTCTCCAGCGGCGTGCGCTTGGCCGCGCCCCGCACCTTGGCCCCGGCGTCGGCAGCGGCCCTGTGAGCCTTGACCGCCTGCTTCTCGAGGTCAGCGATCTCGTCGGCCAGTTCGAGGACCCGCGCCTCCTGCCGGTGCAGCGAGGCGGTCAGCCCGCCCGCTGAACGGCCACCCTCCTTGATCTTGGCCGCGGTCAACTTCGTCTCGGCCCTGAGCGTGCGCAGCAGAGCCTTCTGTTCCTTGATGGCCTCGGTCAGGCGATCAGCGGTCTGCTGCGCCACGAACTGGCGCTGGATCAGGTCGGCGGATGAGGTCTTCGACCGGGCAGAGATCAGTGCCCGGTTGGCCGTGTTGCGCTTGGCGCTCAACTTGGCCAGTTCGGTCTCAGCCTTGCGTGCCGCCCGGCTCGCCTCGGTCGCCGTCGTGCGAGCCTTGGCGATCGCTGCCGTGCGAGCCTCAGCCGCGGCCTGCCGCCGCTCCGCGGACCAGACCGCATCGTTCGTCCGACGCAGCATGTTGCGGATGTACTCCAGCGCCGGGCGCAGGTCCGGGGAAACGCCCTTCATGCCGCTTTCGGCAGCCTGCATGAAGGCCTCCACGAACCACTCGGAAACGCCCCGGTGCCAGATCGTGGTGCTGTGGTTGGTCTCGGCGTTGTAGATGCCGATGAGCGTCTTGCGCATGGACGGGTCCAGCGTGGCCTCGATGCCGTGGACAATCTCGTGCAGGACGGCTTCCTTGGTGGACTTGTCGGTCAGCAGCATCAGCCGCCGTGCGTCCTTGAGCAGGACGTTGGCCCCCAGAATCTCGCCATCCCGCTGCATCCACAGCGCGAGTGCGCTCGGGCGCGGGAAGGCCGCACTCTTGCGAGCGTCCAGCGCCGACGCCACCTGCAGGGCGGACATGCGCTGGTTGTCGAGCCCGGCGATGCCCTTGGTCATCACCATGTGCGGCTCCACGATCCCGCGCTGACGGTCCCACAGGAACCACTGGTACTGGCCATTGCTCCACGAGCGGATGCGCTCTCCAGCGGCTCCACCCACCGTGTCGGCCTCGGCCAGCCGCACCTCGGTCAGGTAGTCGTCCCAGACCTTGTAGTCGCCACCGTAGGTCAGCAACTGCGGGCTGTCCTTGCCGCCCGAGTAGAGCCCGACCAGCCGCAGCACTTCGTCATCGTCGTACAGCGCCCTCATCTCGTCGGAGATGTCCGCGTTGTAGAGCCGCCGCCGCATGTCATCGACCGCCTCCCGCACGACCTCGGGGTCCTCACTGCGCAGACGAGTGCGGATGTCCCGGGAACCGGGCAACGGGATACGGCGCACTTCGGGTGAGCGGAACTGGCCGTCCCGGATGAGATTCGAGCGGATGTCATTGGCCAGCGTCTCGCTGCTCTGGGACAGCAACCGGTCGAGATCCCCGTTACGGGATGCCCGCTGCACCAGCGCCCGCATGGTGTGCGTGTCCAACACCCCGTGCAGCGCCTCGCGGGTGCCAGACATGAGGACGGTCATCTGCCCCGTCTTGGCAGCCAGCCCGGGCGTGACGGTGGCCATGCGCAGGGCCCAGTCGCTGCGGGCCTCGCCGTTCTGTACCCGCATGAAGTTGACGAGCCCTTCGGATTCCCGCGCCCGGCGCGAGAAGGGACCATCGGTCAGCCACAGGGTGGCGTTGCCCATGGCCCGATAGGTGCTGGCGTTGCGAGCCGTGGTGTTCGGGTTCTGCAGCGCGAGGAAGGAGTCGCTGATCGGGAAGGGCAGCACCTCGATCCGCTCTGCGACAGCCCGCCGGTTCTTGGCAAGGACGATCTCGTCGGGTCCACCGGTGGGGTTCTTCCCGTTACGGATGGCCTGCTGGACGAAGCCCTTGGTCTCGGCCTCGTTCATGCCGCGGGTGTTGCGCACCATCCAGTCGAGCGCATCAGCGGTCTCCTCATCGAGGTAGTTGATGGCGTCGTCCATGCCGCCCACGTAGCGGAAGTCGGACCAGCGTCCCGCATCCAGCAGATAGCCCTGCTGGATGGCCTGTGCCCGGCCCAGCGCCAGCGGATCTGTCCGCAGATGGGCGTACTCCGGCGGGATCAGGCCCGCCACGCTGTAGGCCTTGCCCTGCACGGCATCCAGCGCTCCACCCGGGTAGATCGTGTCCTCGTTGGCCCGCAGCAGGGACCACAGCCCCTCGCTCAGGTTGATGTCGGTCTGCGGAGTGAGGGCCGCGAACAGCATCTTGTTGAACTGCACGTCGGGCGAGTTCAGGGCGACGTTGGCCACGTACTTGGAGGGGAAGATGCCGCGGTCGTAGATGAGCGTGGCCAGATCCGGGTTGACCCGGAACAGGGCGTCGGCGTCGATGCGCTGGGCCCGGAGCATGACCTGCTCGCCCAGCGAGTAGGGGTTGTACAGCGAGGCGGGATCGCGCAGCAGGCGATCGACCCCGCCGGGCAGGACTACTCGGAGGCGGCTGGACCCTCGGGTGGTGAGGGCGGGGTTGAGGGCGTCGATCCCTCCTCGCCCGGCGAGGTGGGCGGTGGCGGGGTTGTCGGGCGCGACCCCACGGACAAGCCCGGCAAGGTGCTCCCGAGCCTGAACGCCTGTCCGACCTGCCAGTTGTTCGGCTTCCGCGGTGCGCCCGAGCCCTCGGAGGGTGTCGAGGTGTCCGGCTCCGTCGGCTGCTGAGGTCCAGTCATTCCAACTCTCCACGACTTCGACGGGGAAGAAGTCTCCCTCGAGACCCCACTTGGCTCCCCACGCCTTGGTCATCCCATGGTAGGCCTTGTTGTAGATCTCGTCACGGAAGTCGAGGCGGTGCGGCATCGACTTGGAGAACTCCTCGGGCAGGATGACCCGGATCGCCAACTTCCCGTTCTGGGCCCGCACGATGGTCGCACCGGTGTCGGTCAGCGGGTGATCCTTGGTCATGCGAATGGCCTCGTCCAGTTCGGAGACCATGCCCAGCATCTCGGTGTCGCTGTAGTTGCGAGCCGTCGTGCGGAACTCGATGGCCCAGCGCTCGGTGGCCGGATTCTGGATCTCGCGCAGGCTCTCGTTGATGCGGACCACCCGCGAGCCCAGCACGCCCGACTGCTGGTGGAGGTAGCCCAGCGCCGCGGTGGCAGCCTGCACGTCCTCCTTCGACCCGGCGAACTCAATAACCGCACTGGGTGAGATCTCCAGCGCCTGCGTGTCCGGGTTCCACCACCAGCCAGTGCTGGAGCGCATCTCGAGCGGCACGGCTCCGGTGAGATCCGAGACCTGCTGCACCGTCCAGCGCGAGAACGCATCGGTGACCTGCCGCTGCTGGGCGAGGTCGAGGCTGTCCCACGCCATCTCGCTGGCGTACTGCGAGCCATAGCCGGGCGAGACCTCGACCGCGATCTGGGCGGTCGGGGCTCCGCTGGACACGTCCACGGTCTGCATCGGCTCGACCCGGCGCAGGGTCTCGTGCCACTGGTAGGGCATGAAGTCCGCCGCCTCCTGCAACTTCTGCAGGTAGGCCACGTCGTCCAGCGGCTTCCGCACGGTCGGCAGGCTGTGGTACTCCCAGCCCAGTTCGTTGGCCATCTGGTTCAGTGCCAGATCCAGCGCCCGGGCATCGACCCGGTGAACGTCGATCTCGGGCGCGTAGTCCCGGGCCCACGCCTTGAGCGACTGAGCGAACTCATCCTGCAACTGCCGCCAACGGGCGTCGATGACCTGCCGCAACAGGGGCAGCGGAACATCCGGGTCCAGCCCCAGCGCGATCATCTGTGGCGTGAACCAGCCTCCCTCGGGCCGCACCATGATCGAGGTGCGGTTCGGGCCAATGGACGCCATCTGACGGGCGTTCATGCGGATGCCCATGAGGATGTCGGCGGGCGAGACCCCCACATCGTCGGGATGGTTGTGCCAGAAGGCCTTGTCCTTGCCCAGCGTGTCGATCCAATCCTCGGGGATCGGGTCGATGTGCGCGTCCAGCGGGTAACCGCGCAGGGCCAGCGGGCGCTCGTAGATGCCCTTGTTGGTGATGATCGGCTGGTCCACCCCCTGCGTCCAGTTGGAGTAGTGCTGGGTCCGGGCCACGATGGCCCCGCTCTCATCGGTCAGCACGGCATGCTCGCGCATGGCGTACTCCACGTTGTCGGCCCAGTCCATGAACTCCTGCGTGCCCGGGATCTGGACCCGGTTCAGGCTGAGATCCAGCGCGTCATCGGTCACGTCGGCCATGAACAGGAACGCGCTCCGCTCGGCGGCAGACAGGCCGCGCAGGTTGTCGCTGGTGGCTCCCATCGGCACGTCCGCGAAGACCCGGTGCAGGAGTTCGTCCTCGGTGATGCCCATGACGTTGGCCCGGGCCTGCCAGATCCGGCGCACGTTGCGCACGAGGTTGGTGTTGCCCTTGCCCATCAGGTCCTCGATGGAGGACCAGAACTCGGCAGGCTTGTTGTAGGGGTCACCGACGGTCACCCCCACCCGCCGTGCGAACTCGGGGTCGGCTCCCAGATCGGTCAGGGTCTGCTCGACATCCTGCCGGGTCACCTTCCCGTCGCGGACCAACCGCCACAGGCTGGCTCCGCTGTCGGCCCCGGGCACGTTGTCCTTCACGATCTCGGCCACCACGTCGAGGTCGATGATGCTGCGAGCACCCAGATCAGAGGGCTTGATCCCGTCCAGCAGCCCGACATTGCGCGAGGGACCGCTCAGTGCCCACTGGGTCTTCTCGGTCATGTAGCGAACGGCGATCTCGCCCCAGTCCTGCGTGGCGTAGGTCGCCTCCAGCACCCCGTGCAGGTTGGGCTGGATACGAAGGATGACCTCCTCGAACTCACCGCCCAACTGCTGACGAGCCAGCCGGGCATAGTTGATCTGCTTGACCCGCTTCACGTCCAGCCGGTCGCCCAGCGTCAACTTCTGGGCCCAGCGTCCCAGCCGCGACTTCGGCCCGAAGCCCTCCCGGGAAGCGACCTTGCCCCACAGCACCCAGTTGCCACGCTCGATCTGGTCATCGAAGGCGTACTTCGACTGGCGCAGGATCACGTCGATCAACTCGATCGTGCGCTGGTCCAGTTCGGAGGCAACGAACCCGGGCTTGATGCCCCGCATGGCGTTGAGGACGAAGGGCTCAGTGAACTCCATCAACTGGAAGATGGGGGAGTACACGAAGCGGACCATGGGGTAGATCTTCTCCGCGATCTGGCCCAGCCAGTTGTGCTGCCCACCCAGCGCCGTCTTGGCATAGCCGGTGAACTTCTGCGTGACGCCCACCTTCCAGAAGTTGCCCTCGAAGGCGTGCATCAGGGCCTCGATGGCCTCTCGCGGCGTCAGCCCCTGCAGCACCTCGTCGCCCAACTTGGCGGTCGTGAACAGGTTGTAGATCCGCTCGGCGCTCAGGGCCCGCGGCGGGAACCCGGCCTCCTGTGCCGCCTTCACGACACGGGCGAACAGGGCATCCGATTCGCCCCCGGTCAGCCCGAAGCGCTCGGCGTTGAACCGGGCGAAGCGCTCCCGGGCATCGGCCATGATCCGCTCGCCGCGGACGTTGTGGAACAGCCGGTCCTTCTCCAACTGGAGCCGGGTGTAGGTCGGCACCTCGGCAGCCACGTCGGTCACATCGACCCACGGGTTGACCCCGATGATCCGCCCCTCGGCATCCTGCGTGACCCGCCACAGGCCACTCTCGTCGGGCTTGTAGCCCAGCCGGTAGCCGATGTCGGCGTTCTCCTTGCGCCAGCGCTCGATCTGCTTAGGCAGGTTCACCTTGGGGCCGATCTCACGGGTCAGGCCCCCGGCCTTGCGCTGCTCCTCGATGAGGGTGCGCACCTGCTTGAGCAGGTCGGCGTCCTCGAGGCGACCGCCGATGTTGTCGAACAGGAGGTCGTACGTGTTACGGGCTTCCCGTACGGCAGATACGTCTCCCCGCTTGACGGCATCAAGGACTACTTCCGCTCGTTGCGTAGTCAGTTCCCGGGGACCCAGCAGCGTGAGGCGTTCGAGATCCACCTGACCGGGCTTCACCGGCTTATTGCTCGCACCCAGTGCGCGCTTTGCCCGCGTAAGGGCACTGGAGAAGGTCTGCTGGGTGTGCCCGAAGTAGATCGCGTCTATGAGCGCTACGCCCTGAACGTCCAGACTCTCCGAGACTCGTACGAGTTCTGCGTCATTCGCAGTCGGGAACATACGCCGCATACGGGCGAGCGCCTGCTCCTGCGCCCGGGCCAAGGCCGCCGCCGTCCCACCCCGGACCTCCGGGAGATAGCGAGGCTTGACCCGCATGGCACGCTGCTCGATGGCAGTCGCCATGTCACCCCCGCGCAGGCCCTTGAGACGTGCGGCGATCTCCTCCTCGGGGAGGGCCCCCGGCAGGCGATAGGCCTGCCGCACGTCCTTGACCACCTCGCCCCGGATCACGTTGCGGGTCAGGAACGAGGCATAGGTGCCCATGCCGCGGTCGAGAATCCCCACGTCGGCACCGGCACTGGACAGTTCGTTGCGAAGGGCGGTCCACGTGTCCAGCCCGTAGGCCCGGATCGCGCCCTCGGTAGTGTGCGAACTGACCAGCGCGTTCGTCATCTTGGCCGCACGATCACCACCGAACAGGATCTCGAGCGGGTTGTTGAGGCGCTGCACCACGGCGTTCACGCCGCGGATCGACGGCTCCCAGACATCCACGAAGTCGGCGTAGTAGTTCCCGGCCTTGACCGCCTCGGCGTTGGCGGCGATGTCCTTGTCCTGCAGCAGGAGCCGGATGCCCTGCGCCTGCACGCGACGATCGGTGGCCTGCAGGATGGACGCCTCGTTGAGGCTGATGCCGCGGGCATCCGCGATGTGCTGGGCTACCCGCTCGGCAATCCCAACCGCATCGTCCCCGAAGACCGAGAAGAAGGTCGAAGCCCGGGCGGCTGCCACGCGAGACGCGATCTTGACCGCCCCACCAAAGCCCAGCGAGCCGACGATGAGCGGATCGGTGCCCACCGCCAGCAGCATGTCGAAGACGCCCTGCGCAGTGAGGAGCCCTTCCTGTGGGACATCGCTGTACGAGCGCAGGATCTGGTTGTTGACGGCGATCTCGGCCTTGATGGCACCCCGGAACTCCTCGGTGCCGGGCGTCCCGAAGTCGCCCCGGCGAGCCCGCTCCGCGACCTGCCAGTAGAACGAGGGAGCCGCCCCGCCCTCGGGCCGCGGGATGCCCGGGTTGCGGCCCATGGCGTACTGCTCCACCGCGTCGATGGAGTCAGAGGCGATCCCGAACTCCAGCAGCCCGCGCTGCACGAGGCGGCGTCCGTAGTCCAACTGCTCCAGCAGGTTGCTCGACGGGCCAAAGGTGCTGAACAGCCCGGTCGCTCGCCCGGCTCGCACGTCCTGCTCCCACTGGGTCTGCGCCACGCGCGAGAAGCCGAGGATGGCGTTGATCGGGCTCTTGGAGATCTCGTCCATGTAGCGCTGGATGAAGACCGGATCGTCCTTGTGCTCCAACCACGTCGGGATCGAGGAGACCACGCCGATGGGCGCACCCAGCACGTTGCCCGCGGTCTCCAGCGGGAAGTCCACCAACCCGCCGAGGAAGCGGCCCACTCCGCTGATGGGCTCGACACCGGTAAGGCCCCCCAGTCCGCCGAGCAGGTTCGTGAAGAACCCGCCCGCCTCCTCCGGCGCGGGCTGAGGGGCAGCCTCGGTTCCGGCGAACTGGGCATACGGGTTGGCCCGGCCCGCCTCGAACGACGGGGCACCCACCAACTTGAGCGGGAACTTCCCGATGTTGGCGAAGGGCCGGTTGCGGTTCGGAGCCCAGTCGCCCGCGGGACCCGGGATGGGCTCGCTGCTCTGGGTGGACCGTGCCTTGCGCAGGTACGAGACATCCGGGCTCGAGCCGATCAGGCTGCTGGCCGAAACGAGCGGCAACTGGCCCTGCCGCTGGGAGACCTGACCGGGCATCTACGGTGCCTCGGGCAGATTCGGCCTGATGTTTCCACCCGGGGTGTAGATGTTGTCCGGGACGTACACGTCCGGCACGGACGGCGTGACGATCCCCACATCCGGGCCTTCGGGCAGGTGCTGCGGCGTGACCGGGCTGGGCGTCGAGGTCGGCAGGTTCGGCACCTTGATCTGGCTGGACGGCGGCGGGGGTGCGGGACCGATGGCCGGGATCGGGAAGTCCACCCCGGTCTGCGAGCGCACGTAGGACGAGAGCGTCTGTCCGGGACCAGTGAGCGGCAGGCTCTGGATCGGGTTGAGCAGGCCCTCGGGCACGTTGATCTGCCCGGCATTGGGACCCTGCTGCTGGACCATCCACGGGTTGCGCTGGCGGTAAGTCGAGGTCACCAGTTCGGAAGCCCGGTCGCGGTAGTACTTCTCGTTGGCACGGGTGACCTCGGCAGCCACCGTCCCGAAGCGGGCCTCGCTCGGCAGCAGGTCCGGGTTGGGTCCCTGCCGCAGCGGGTTGCTGATGGCCTCGTAGCCACGCTGCTCGTAGACATCCGCGTAGCGCTGCTCGCGCCCGACCGGGGTCGCCGTGCGGCGGGCCTCGTAGTTGGCCTGCCGGGCCGCGAGGTTGCGCTGCTCGGTCCAGCGATCCATGGCCGACGCCCCCTGCTCCGGGCCGTACAGCAGCAGGAAGACGCTGGCCACCTGCGTCGGGTTGGCCTGCAGCAGGGACTGCCGGGCCTCGGGCGAGTTGGCGTAGAAGGCGGTCATGGCATCGTCGTAGACCGTCTTGTTCTGGGCCCCGCGCAGATCCGCGTCGTAGAGCGAGGGGTCCAGCAACTGGGTCACGTCGAAGCCGCCGGGAGCCTCGCCCACCCACTGCCCAGTGGTCGGATCGAACTGGGCGTTGGAAGGGATGGCCCACTGCACGTAGAGCGCCCCGTCCGCCGAAGGCGTGATGTTGACCGTCCCGCCCTGCGGCGGGTTGCGGAACGGGTTGCGGGCGGTCCACGCCATCTGGCCGTCACTGCCGAAGATCCCGTACAGGCGCTGGTTGCCGACGCTGTAGGTGTAGCCCAACAGGGTGTCGTTGCCCGCCGTGACCTCAGCCGTGGGGCGACCGGTGCGCGGGTCGATGTTGGTGCCGCCCTGCGCGTAGATGGGCTGCAGGGGCACCCAGATGGGCTGCACGCTGTTGCGTCCCATGGTCTGCATCAGGACTACGCCCTTGGTCGGGTCCTGCGCAGTGGCATCGGTGACCGAGACCAGCGCGTAGGCCGACCCGCCACCCTCGACCGGCTGCATGGCGAACAGGAAGCGCCCGGACTCCACGGAGTCGATCATGGAGGTGTAGGTGGCCACGTCGTTGGCGATGGCCCCGGCATCACTCAGCCCGGCGAACTCACTGCCGGTGCCACCCTCTGGCCCCTCACCGCGCAGCGCGGTCAGTTCGTTGGCCAGCATGCCGCGGTCGATCTCGTCCACCATCGTGGAGCGAGCCTGCGAGACGGCCTTGGTGTAGTTCTCGTACGCCGCCCGGTCAGCGTACGGGTCGTTGATGGTGTTGGCCGACAGGGCCGCGTCCAGATCGGAGCGGGCCTCGCTGTAGAAGCGCCACTCGTCCAGATCCTGCCACTTGTTGGCCGTCACGTTGAAGTCGGCCAGTTCCTCCTCGGCCTTCTTGCGCCCACTGGCGTCGTCGTACTGGGTGGCCAGATCCCGACGGCTGCGGATGCCGGAGCGCTTCTGCTGCGAGAGGTCGAGGAAGACGCCGTAGTCGAGGTGGTCGATGCCGACCTCGTGCAACTGGGCCCGCAGCCCGGCGAACTCGGGGTCGGTATCGAAGGACTCGATCAGTTGCAGGAAGCGGGCATTGTCGTTCTCGTCCCCGTTGCGCAGGTCGGCCAGATCCTCGGGAGTCCCGAAGGAGGAGACGCCCAAGATGCCCTTGGTGCGGGCTGCCGCGGTGAGGGCCGAGACCACCGTGTCGTAGGCCCGCTCGTAGCGGTCGTAGGACGACATGACCGCGGAGTTGTAGGCCGCCTGCTTGTTGGCCCTTGCGCCGGATGCGGCCCGGGCCTTGGCCGTGTCGAGGAACTGGGCAGCCGAGCGCATCAGGGTGCGGTAGATCTCCGAGTCCTTCGGCATCTTCGCGGCCCACTCCTTGTAGAAGTTGGCCATCTGGACCTCGTTGACCTTGTGCTCCGCGTACTTGAGCGACATCTTCGACTCCTCGATCGAGAAGCCGTAGGTCAGCAGCAGGTTGTCGTAGTAGTCCCACAGCGGGTCGGACTCGGACAGCGAGTCGCGCCGGTTGCGCAGGAAGTCGAGGAGCATCTGGTCGGTGACCGGCTTGCCCTCGAACTCGCCCCCGTTCTTCCATGCGTCAACGATGTTCGAGTCCTGCCGCGCCGCCATCTCGCGGGCGAGCGAGACGATGACGGAGGCGAGTGAGGGTGCGGTACGCGGCAGCCGACCAAACCGACCGCTACGGGCCATCCCAGTCCTCGTCTAGGTTCATGCGCATGTAGGTCCCCACTCCCGACTGCCAGAAGGAGTTGCCACTGCTGGTGTTGCTGGTCGTGGTGAAGGGCCACGGCTGCGGCTCCGGCGCGGGAGCGGCACTCGGAGCCGGTGGCCGTGGCGGCTGGGGCGGGAGCCCAGCCAACTTGGTCTTCGCAATCTCGCGCTCGGGCTCCGTGCCGTGTGCGGCCATTGCCTCCAACTTCTCACGGAGTGTGCGCATATCAGCCATTGGGGCCACCCACCGGGACGCTGCTGACGAGGCGGTTGGACGCTTCGCCGCCCTGCACCAGCGTCTGCGACTGGATCGGCTGCTGCGGGCCGGTCAGGTTCTGGCCCTCGGGCGTGTTGGAGGGCTGGGCCTCGGGCCCAAGCCGCGGCTGCTCTCCGGGGCCACCGTTCATGGAGGGAACGCCCTGACGGCCTCCCAGCAGACGGCGGAAGTTGGCCAGCGACTGGGCCTGAGCCTGCACCTGAGCCTGCGCCTGCGGGCTGGGTGCATAGCCGAGGTTCTGGAGGACGGCCATCAACTGGGCCATGACCTGCACCCGCTCCGGCCAGATCGAGGCATCCGTGGACTCGCCGCGGATGATGTCGCTCTCCGACTCGGGATCGTCCACGCCCACGTGGTCCATGCCGCGCTTCTGGCTCCACAGCCGACCGGTGACGAGGTTGGTGGCCATGACCGCCGTCTCGGCATCGTCACGCGGGGTGAGCGACGGAGCGACCAGATCCAGACGGGCCACGCCCGACAGGACCGGCTTGAGTTCGGTCACCTTGCGGGCCCAGATGTTGGCAGCCAGCCCCCACAGGTCACGCCGCCACTGGTAGAACAGGTCCCGCTTCATGCGGATGCGGGCCTCGTAGTTGGCGACCAGCGCCACGATGGCCTTGGACGAGGACAGCACCTGCGCCGGGGCCAGCCCGCGCAGCAGGTCGTTCAGGCCCGAGATGTCGGCCAGTTCGCGGTCGAGGCGGGACAGGAGCTGCTCGAGTTGGAACTCGGGCATCCACGGCTCGATCTTCTCGACCCGGTTGCCCGCGCCCGGGGCGGTCACCTTGTTGGGCTTGGGCACGGCGTTGGAGGGCACCACGTCGGGGGCCTCCGGGCCGGTCAACTGCCACAACTGGCCGTCGATGGTGCGCTGCATCATCTGCGAGCCAGCCGTGACGCGCTCGTCCTTCTCGCGCAGGATCGACTCGATGTCATAGAGTTCCGGTCGCCCATCGGGCAGCCCGGGCACGTAGGTGTTGAACAGCGGGACGTAGGGCATCTTGCCCTCGTACTCGGGATGGCGCTGGTTCTTCACCATCACGTTGCCGACGAAGATGCAGTTCCACGTCTCGTGCTTCACTCCCTTATATGCCCGACCCTTGGGCTTGGTGCGGACCGGGCGCTTGTACCAGTAGTCGTAGACCTCAACCTCGAGCCCCATCTGGCCCAGCCAGTTGCGGGCCATGGTGGTCAGGGTCGGGTACTCGCCGGAGGGCTGCACGAAGGGGATGATGGTCCCGTCGTCGCGGGTGAACTCGTTGACCTCCAGCCCCCACTCCTCGTACACGCTCTGGGCGGACTGGGTGTAGGTGTACAGGCACCAGTCGAGGCGGGTGTAGTCACTGGTGCCCCAGCCGAGGTACAGGTTCCGCGGCTGGTCGATGATGCGGACGATGGGACGGTGCTCGTCGCTGTCCCAGTAGACCTTGGCCGCGGTGCGCCCATACAGGCCCTTGACCACACAGGCCTGATGGCTCTTGAGGTCCAGATTCTCCTCGGCCTTCCACGCGAAGTAGAGCCGTTCGGCCAGCGCGGCACTCTGGCGGCCCTCGTCGGTGGGGATGGTGGCGACCATGTTCTCGACCGGGGGCACGCTCTGCAGCGAGGCCGGGACATCGACGTAGACGGGGGGCACGTTGATCGAGACGTGGGAGCGACCGGGGGTGGTCGCGGTCGGGTGGTGGGCCCAGTGGCTGGCTCCCGCATGCTCCAGCACGTCGGGCGGGTAGTAGAGGGTGTCGAAGCGGTCGCACATCAGCGCGAAGCGATCCATCTCCGGCTGGATCTCGGACTTGCGGTCGCTGATCTCCTTGAGGAGGTCGGCTTCCTCGTCCGTCGCGTAGGTCCGCGCCAACTGCGTGGCGCTCCGAATGTCCAGATAGCGAACTGCCATCTACGTCAGCGCCTCCGCGGCATCTGCATCACCGTTCCCATGCTCACGGCCCGTGCCGGGAGGGAGTGTACATCACCCCGCCGGGGCAACTCGGGGCCAAAGTACGACAAGGTGGGGTCGTTGTCGATAGGCTGGTTGCCGATTCTGACCGCCTCACGCACGGCGAGGGCCAGTGCGATGACCGCATCGGTCTGCAGTTTGCGGTCCTCCAGCCGGTAGCCCAGCAACTGGCGACGAAGGGTCAACCACGCCCCCTCGCGGGGCAGCCGCAGGCGACCCTTCTCGATCATGCCCTTGAGGTCGAGCAGCAACTTCGTCTTCTTTGAGCGGGTGCCGCCCATCTCCACGGCATGGAAGGGATGCACCCCGCGCAGGAGATCTTGGAAGGTCTTGCCCCCGAAGCCGGTGGCGTCGAGGTGGGTGGCGCACACGGTATGGCGGGTGTTGAACAGGCGGTGCCCCTCGAGGATGGTGGCGGTCACCGAGGTGGTGGTCTGGCGACCGGTCTTGCGCCGGATGCGGACCCCGGTCACGTGCAGGGGGTCGGTGATGTCGAGGGTGATGGCGTAGGTCGAGTCGAAGGTGATGGCCGGGTCCACGCCCTGCGTGTAGCGGTGGTTGCGCTTGGGCAGTTGCTCCGGGGGCAGGTCCTCGGTGAAGGAGGCATCCACCGCCTGTGAGCCGAAGAACGCACTGCGCGACTCGATGAATCCGCCGTCGATGTTCTGGGGGATGAGGTATTCGGGCATGGCCTCGACCAGCCGGTTGAAGGTCACCTCGTCCAGCCCGTAGCCGATGTTGTCGCGGGTGCTCATGCGCAGCGAGTAGTGGCCCGGCTTGCGCTCCGGGGCGTCGGGGTCGCCCTCGAACCAGAGATCCGCGAAGGCGGTCAGGCCCTCGGTGGCTGTGGAGATCAGGAACAGTTGTCCACCGGTGCCCAACCGGCGCAGGTGGAGAACTTCGTTGACCACGAACTCCAACTGGGGCTCAAAGGCGCACTCATCGAAGGAGATGCCGTGCATGTCCTTGCCCAGCGAGCCGATGGCCCGCTCGCCGGTGGAGCGGAAGTGGATCTGGGCCCCGCCCAGCACCCGGTGGAAGACGACCCACGGGTAGTCGCCGTTGAACTTGCGATCGGTCTTGATGACCTCCTTGCCGAGGAGGTCGGTGATCGGGCAGCCGTGGCCGCGCTGGGCCTCGTGGGTGCCGTTGAAGATGCGCACGATCTCGTGGAACACGAGGTCGGCGGTCTCCTGCTGGATGCCGAAGTGATACCACTCGTAGTCGGTCTGGGCCCACGCCATCATCTCACGCGAGTTGCCGGGGTTGGGTGGCCGCATGCCCATCTTGTAGACGCAGTTGTGGACGATGAGGATGGCCAGCCCGAGGGTCTTGCCCGCCCGGTTGCCCGCGCTGATGGCGATGGTCAGGTAGGCGGCTCGCCAGCCCGACGGGGTGCGCATGAGGGCGGTCTTGAAGATGCGCTCCTGCCCGGGGTGGGGGGTGATGCCGAGGAAGGTCTTGGCAAAGAAGCCTACGTCCCAGCGCCCACGGGCGAGGTTGCGCTGGAAGGCGGCTTCATCCATCCACGCAGTCTATACCTCGGCGGTGGTCAGTTCCGGGGGTGCGATGGGCGTGATCTCGGTGTATTCGCCCTCGATGTCGATGACCTCGGCGGGGATCGGCAGGCGGTTGCCGGAGAGGATGCCCGCCAGACGCATCATCAGGTCGCGGTCGGCCTGCTTCTCGGCACGGCGGTCGATGAGGCCCTGTGCCTGCAGGCCGTGGGTAGCGGTGACCTTGAGTTTGCCCATGTCGAGCAGACGCTGGGCCTCGGAGCGGACAGCCGCGGCGAAGTCCTGCGAGCCGCCCACGGAGCGGATGGTGAGGGCGTCTCCGTCGAGGGGCACGCCGTCGGTGTTGTCGAGGTTGCCACCGAGGCAGGTGGCGATGTGACGGCGGATGGTCTCGGCCTTGGTGGGCTGCTCGAGACGCTTCATCTCGTGCTCGATGTAGTTGGGGGTGCGCCCGGCTTGGAGGAGGGTGTCGATGACGAGGCGACGGGGGCTGGCGCAGATCCCGCACTGACGGCTCATGGGGACGAGAGTACCACGAGACCGCCAGCGCCAACGGCGGTCGCGTCCTGACGGTCTCATGGCAGGAAAGGAGGCCCATCGCTGGACTCCGACGTAAGTCTACTCGACGGGGGGACTATAGGGGGGTACTAACTAACTAGGTACTGAGTACTTAGGTTGGTTCTATATAGAGCCTAGTTCAGTCCCTACAGGAGAGATCTAACTCTGCTCCTATATATAGAACTTGGGTTCTATCTACGTGCTGTTTGTCTCTACCAAGTAGTACTGCATAGGACCTGCGTTATTACTCGCACTAGAGGGGTAACTAGTGTGACCTATGGATCAGAGAGGCAGTATTCACAGCCGCTAACTAGTCTCTCAGAAAGCCATAGGGGGACTGGGTAGTCAGTCTCTCCTAGATACCCCCCTCAGGGGGGTACTAACTAGTAGGTCTCTCCCTCTCTATCAGGCTCACCTAGTCTGGTCAGTGCAGACATACCCCCTCCCTGTACCAGCCGAGTCTGTACTCCAGTCCAACCTGTACTC